ATTCAGCAGAATGTATTTTGTGTAAAACATATCCAAATTATTTACATATTCATGTTTTTGAAAAACCACAAACTTTTTAAAAATATTATATTATGATGAATATGGAATTAAAAATATATTACTATAATATAAAAATATGCCTGGAGGTCTTTTACAATTAGTAAGTCAAGGTCAACAAAATATAATACTTAATGGAAATCCTAGTAAAAGCTTTTTTAAATCAACATATCATCAATACACAAATTTTGGCCTTCAAAAATTCAGAGTTGATTATGAGGGTTCAAAAACATTACGACTTTCAGAAGAATCCTACTTTACATTCAAAATTCCTCGTTATGCGGATTTATTAATGGACTGTTACCTATCAGTTGTATTACCAAATATATGGAGTCCAATTTTACCACCTCAACAAATTACTGAAGATTCTACCTTGCGTGGTCTAGGAAATACAGAACAATGGGCACCATATGAATTCAAATGGATTGAATATATAGGAGCTAAAATGATATCTAAAATTAGTTTTACATGTGGCAATTATACTTTACAAGAATATTCTGGAGATTATTTATTAGCTGCGGTTCAAAGAGATTTTATAAATACTAAAAAGGAGTTGTTTTACAATATGATTGGTCACGTTCCTGAATTAGTAGATCCAGCCAATGCTGAATCACGTGTAAATTCATATCCTAATGCGTTTTACACTGGTGATTTAATAGGTCCTGAACCATCAATTAGAGGAAGGATTTTATATATACCTTTAAATAATTGGTTTGGATTAAAATCTCAAATGGCCTTTCCACTAACTTCATTACAATATAATGAATTACAAATAAATGTTACATTTAGACCAATTAATCAATTATTTCAAGTTCGTGATGTATTTGACGCATTAAATAATTATCCATATATAGCGCCAAATTTTAATACATGGTATTTACAATTTTATCGTTTTTTACATCCGCCTCCGGATTTATGTCTGGATGTGACATCATATGTTGACCAAAGAGGTATTTGGAATGCTGATATTCATTTAAATTGTACATATTGTTTTTTATCAAATGAAGAGGAACGATTATTTGCTTTACAAGAGCAAAAATATTTAATAAAACAAGTTCATGAGCAAACATTTCCCAATGTTACTGGACCAAATAGAATAAATTTAGATTCTTTAGGAATGGTTTCAAATTGGTTATTTTATTTCCAACGAAGTGATGCTAATTTAAGAAATGAATGGTCTAATTATACCAATTGGCCATATAATTATAGACCAGTAAATGTTATTCAGGCACCAACATCAGGCGATTATACAATTTATCGTACACAAGGTAGCACTTTACAGCCAGTTAATATAGGACCAGGAGTAAATCCGGACGGAACTTTAACTGGTTTGTTAATAAACCAACCATATAATCTTCAAAATATAAAACCAATTTTAGTCGCAATGGGAATTTTATTAGATGGTTCCTATAGAGAAAATATTCAAGCAGCTGGTATATTTGACTATATTGAAAAGTATACTAGAACAACTGGTAATGCGCCAGAAGGTTTATATTGTTATAATTTTGGTATTAATTCTAATAATGCTGATTTACAGCCATCAGGAGCAATAAATATGAGTAGATTTACCCAAATTGAATTAGAATTTACTACTATAATTCCTCCATTGGATCCATTGGCACAAAGTTTAACAATTTGTGATCCAGAAACTGGTAATGTAATTGGTGTAAATAAACCAACATGGCGAATTTATGATTATAATTTTGATTTACACTTGTTTGAAGAAAGAATCAATGTTATCAACTTTATTGGTGGCAATGTCGGTTTAATGTATGCGACATAAATATTCAAGAATAAGATTCTAATATTATTTTAAAATTAAACTAAATAAGCATTTGAAGCAGTCGGTGTTGTTTCATAAAATGTTCCTGTTGCTGAGATTTTTGTCGGATATTTTGGAACCTCATTTGGTATTTTTCCATAAGCCTTATTTACTAGCTCTTGTTTAAAATAATCATATTGTTCTTGTTTATTATTATAAATTTTTAATCCTTCATTAAAACCACGCGTCCACGTATCTACTCCCAAATATGGTTTTATAATTTGGGCTTCTTTTGAACCAGGATATACTTCCTCAAAATCTATTCCATGATTATCATATCCTGTTGTTAATGGACTATATTGTAAACCTTCATTTTGGGTTAATTTTCCTCCATTATCGTAAGGAGCAACCTCTTTTGTAGCACAACTATTTAATGGCTTTGGACCAGGGTTACATCCATAACAGTCAATATCGGATGTACATTGTTCACCAGTTATAGCACATTTCGCCTTTGGACCACAAAAATTTTTACAACTAACACGATCTGTTAATGGCAAATTTACTGTATGGCTATATAATGGAGAATTAATATCATTATAATTTATAACAGCATCCTCAGGGAAAGGAACTATTTTATAAGAATACTTTTCAAAATCGGTTAGACCCTCTACCACATTTTTGCCTTTATAACAATAATTTGTTAATACAAAGGTTCCAAATTTTATAGTTAACCAAAAAAGTATTAAACATGCGATTGTATATATTATTGTATATTTATAATTCATATTTTATATACAATAATATTATTTTTTATTACTTTGTTGAAAACATTAGTTGTAATTTTTTTTTTAACTTAATTTAATTTATTTTTTATTACATAAGTTATAAAAATTTTAATATATAATTATTATAACTAATGGCCACTGAAGATACTAACACAATTGATGACAAAAAAAATAGTAATAGTAATTCTAATTCGGGAACAAAAGAAAATAAAGTTGTACCATTTTTACTTCATTATTTATTTGGTACAATAATCTCTATAATTATTTTTGTATTTGTAATTGGAACCTTTGGACTATACACTACTAAAGTTGCTCAATCTAATATTTTACCTGATAATAGTAGTTTAGCTCCTTTTACTGATATTAATAGAGTTGTTAAAGATATTCCAATTGATATTAATCTTATTAAACCTTGGCATGATTTCTTTTCTTTTAATTCTGATAAATCAATTTCACAAAAAATTAATTTTAATTCAGAAGAATATTTAGCTAGTTTCAAAGATAGTTTTTTATGTACTTTGAAATCAAAAGCTAAACCTGAATCTGGAGTATTCGCTAATACTGCTTTATATTATTCAAAAGTATATGATGGTATTATTGCTACTAACTTTCAAATTATTAATACCATTTTCTATTATTTAAGTTTTTTACCTGAATCTGTAATTATGTTAATATATGGTTTATTTGCCATTCCGTTATTTTTTATATTTTATGGAGTTTCCTATCTATGGACTTTCTTTTATCATATTATAAATATACCTCAGTTTTTTAGAGCTGCTTCTGAAAATAATGAAAAAAAATGGGAACCAACTAACAAAATATCATTCTTAAGAATTATTCCATTAATATTGTTAGGATTTAATTGTTTGGGAGCAATAATTTCTTCTTGTATTTGTCCATTCTTATTCACATTATATGCTTTTATTACACCATTAGCAGTATATGGCAAAGTTAATGACAAAAAATACAATGTCTTGAATCTAATATTAGATTCATTTAATTACAAATCCAAGTTTTTCCTTGATTTAGCAACGATAGGTCTAATAACTAATGTATTTCAATATTTTAGTACTAATATTGCGTTAGCAGTTATTCCAGCTTTAATAGTTTTATATATAATGGGCGAATATAGAATTAATTTACCAGAAGAAGGTTTAAATGATTTTTCAAAGGCAACTGGAGTTAAATTAGCAAAAGTATCATTTGAAAAAGGAGATGTTAATTTTAATGCTGTTTCATATAATGTATGTGCTATTCCTGAAGAATCGGAAGGAGGACAAAGTGGAGGACAAAGTGGAGGACAAAGTGGAGGACAAAGTGGAGGAAAAAGTGGAGGACAAAGTGGAGGAAAAAGTGGAGGAAAAAAAGGTAAAACCAATAAAAAATATAATATAAGATTGGTATAAATATTACAATGAACTAACAAAAATAGATAAAAAACTGACTTAAAAATAAGACATTATCATATATAAAATGACTAGCATGTATCGTAGATATGATATGATTGGTGCGATTAATTTATGGTGTAGTAAGAATAAGTTATCTTATTTTACATACATAGAAAAAAAAACTAAAGCAGAACTAGAAGCAATCATCCTAAAATACGATATAAATGTAGAGGAATTAAGAGCTGAAGAAGCCAAAGAGCGCCAGGAAGCGGCAAATATAATACCAAAAATGCAAGCAACAATAAAAAAAAATATAGACTTTTTACTAGATAAAATACATATATTGGAATCACTTTTAAATGATGAACAAAAAGAAAAATACGAAGAATATTGTAATTCACAACATTCCAACTTATAATATAAAATTGGTAAAATAAACAATTTAAATATAATTTGAAAAGTTATTTTATAACTTTTAAAAATGGGTAAAAATAAATCAAAAACTATTCAATTGCCTTTTATAAGTGTATGTACACCTACATTTAATAGAAGACCATTTATTCCTTATATGATAAAATGTTTTGAACATCAAACATATCCAAAAGATAGAATTGAATGGATTATTATTGATGATGGTACAGATCCAATTGGAGACCTTGTAAAAGATATTCCTCAAGTAAAATACTTTTATTATGAAGATAAAATGTTATTAGGTAAGAAGCGAAATGTTATGCATAGTAAATGTAGTGGAGATATTATTATTTATATGGATGACGATGATTATTATCCAGAAGAAAGATTTTCACATGCTGTAGATACTTTGTTAAAAAATCCCCAATATTTAATAGCTGGTTCTTCTGAAATGCATGTTTATTTTGAATCTAGAAATAAGATTTATCAATGTGGTCCATATAAACAGTACCATTCAACAGCAGCTACATTTGCTTTTAGAAAAGAATTATTGTGTTACACCAAATATGATGATGAGAAAGCGTTAGCTGAGGAAACACAATTTACAAAAGGATATACAATTCCATTAGTTCAGTTGGATACATTAAAATCAATACTAGTTTTTTCTCATAAACATAATTCACTTAATAAAGAAACATTATTAGAAAATCCTGAATCTACAAGAACAGGTCCTTCCAGATATACAGTTGATGATTTTATAAAAGACCCAGTTTTAAAGCAATTTTATATGTATGATATGAATAAAGTATTAGATAATTATAAACCAGGAAGACGTGAAAATAAACCTAAGCTTATGGAACAAATCAAAAAAATGGAAGATGAACGTGCTAAACGAATTGAAGATCATAATAGAATGTTACAATCTCAACAAAAATTATTATCAAATAGTAATAAACCTCTAAATAAAGATTTAATAAAAGAATATGAAAAAAAAATAGATGATAAAAATTATTTAATTAATGAATTATTAAAAAAAATAAAGACTTTAACAACTGAATTAGAGTTCTATAAACAAAAAATGTTAAACAATTAGACTATTAAATTTTTATATAATTATTTAAGTTTAGAAAATTATATAAATACTTGCTTTCAAATAATACTATATGCTGAAAAAACATTTAGTATTATTTGAAAGCAAAGACTATGGGTGGATTGCTTATTCTACAACAGGAAGTGATGCAAAAAGAATATTAAGTGTAAACAAAAAATATAATATATTTTATATTTTTGAGTGTGATTTATTGAAAGAATATCCATATATTATGAAATTAAAAGCTCCTTTGAATAAACATTATGATTGTAAAAGAATAAATAAATATAAAGAAGAAATTTTTTTTGAAAAAGATGAATCCATTATAGTTAGTTCTAAACCGGATGGTCAAGATGAAGGGATTTATTTTGATATAAAACATAATTGAATGGTTGTTTTCTTAATAAAAATTTCTACAACGAAGTTACTAATATATATTTAAAACAACATAAAGCTATATTATGGTTTAATATATAATTAGTTGATTATGAGTTACGAAAAAAATATGTTTTTTGAATCAGATAATGATGTGTTTTTAACTTCTAATAATAAAAATAGGAATAAGGTTTTACAAGAAGTAAAAAAAACTGATACTAAATATTATAAATATAATAAGGTAGTTGGTATGAAATGGCAAGATGGTAAATATTATGATAAAGTGATAATTGAACTCTTTGGTTCTGGAGATACGGGAACAAAAATAAGAAATGCTGTTACAGGTGCTAAGACATCATATTTAGTTGGAAGTTCAAATGAAGATTTATTTTTCAAGATTAGGGATTCAACGGGTAATAAAGGTAGACAAGAATCATTATTGTTATTTTATGATAGTCCTGAACAATATGAGAATCATAACTTTCTTATGTTGGACCAGAACATTAAAGAAGCTTGGTTAAATAAAAACTTGGAGGCAAGAAAAAGATTAAATACTACAACGAAGTAAGATAATAATCTATAATAAAATCAAAACACATAACAATTTATAAATAAATAATTTAATAAATATTTATTTATAATTTATTACTATTTTCTTACAATACTTTTTATAACTCATCATCTTCTTCTATAAAAGGAACATCTTCAGTATCAGCAGCGGATATGGAAGTATATTTATCCAAATATCGATAAATACGGCCTATATCTAATTTTGAAATATCATGATTTTCAAATAAAAGAAATAACTCATTATCACTATATTTATTTTTCAAGTCTAAAAAAAAAGCAGACATATCGTTTTTATCCATAGATAATTCTTGGCATAAATTCTGAATAAAAATGGAATTATTATATTCAGTAGAATATTTAGTTAAAACTTTTGTAAATCTTACTTCTGACGGATTGTAATTTTGCTTCTTTTTTTGTTCATTTTTTACTTCATTGGACAAAAATGTTTCATGATAAACTTTATTATTCTTGAATGTTTTTATCAATGAACTCATCTCATTAAATTGCCAAATTTGTTTTTGAAATGTTATTCTATCTATGTAATCTGCAAAACAAATATTATCCAAGATTTTTAAATAAAACGGTATTGAATCTTGTTTCAACATTTTATCTAAAACATCAATTATATTCTCATGCCATAATAAACCTACAATTGTTCTATCTGTTTCATTCATTATTGTTAAATGATCATCAATATTAAATTTATTATTTATTAACTTTTTTGTTATTTTTCTTGTATCATCATTATATGATTTCATTAAAAATATATTCTTTATAATATTATTATTTAAAATATCCTGTTTATTTTTATATAATTCATAAATAGTTGATAATTTTCTCAAATCTCCCTGGATAAAATCTATTATATTAAATTTTATATTTTCATCTATATTTGGTACTATTTCATCCAATATATTCATCATTTGAGGCTTAGTTGGACTTTTTAATTCTATTACATGACAAACTTTCATTAATTCTTTTATCTTTTTATCTATATGATAATTACCTATACAAATTATTGGGTTTAATGTAATTTCTTCTAGTCTTTGTTTTTTCGTTTTTTTAGGTCTAATTATTTTTATTAAAGAATTTATACCTCCTTTATCACCATTATTCATTCCATCAATTTCATCCATTATTATGGCAATACGTTTTATCTTTTTATAAAACATACTCATAATATTTTTATCAGACATATTATGTTTTGTAATCGTATCAATTATTGATTTATTTCTTATATCACCAGCATCATATTTTATTATATCATAATCTAGTTCTTTTAAAATATTATTTACAAAATTACTTTTACCTGAACCTGGATCACCATAAACATATATCCCTTTTTTTGTTGTTAAATTATGTTTATTTTTTTCAAAATCTTTTAATATTTCTTTTATTCTATTTGATTCTTCCTCACGATTTAATAATTTATTTATATTTATGTTTTCCATCTTATATACTTTATGATATTCTTTTTTTTATATCTATTTTTACTCAAACCTAGTTCTCCAAATAATTCTATTAATAATTTTCTACAATTTGTTGATTCATTTTCTAAGCAATAAGTGTCTAGAAATATTAAATAATTTCCATATATACAATTTTTATAATAATATTTTTTCATATTTAACCATTTATTTGTATTCTCAGTTAGTAACTGATTAAATACAAAATTATTATCTTGTCTTATTATTGTTCTATAATAATTTTCAATATTTCTTTTGTTTATATTTTTCCTTACCATCCAATGGTATCTTATATAATATTCTTTTGATAAAAAAACTTTTACAATTTGAGGTATATAAGAATTAATTTTATAAACTAGTTCATCGGGTAGCAAATTAATATTTTTTAGCAATTTTTCTTCCTTATTTATTAAATTATTCATATTCATATTATTTCTAAAATATATTATATTATTAAATAATTTTTATATAATATTTTTCTTATTTAGTTATTAAGTTTCTCATGAATTAGTAGGTTGTGTATCTTTAATACAAGGATTTTTTACTCCTGATGTTATTCCATCCCATGTTAGTTTACAGTTAGTTGCCCAAGTATATTTAGAACAAGAACCATTATCCCCATTATAAGGAGATTGATTGAAATTCATAGTTGCTTTATTATCCGTCGTTGGAATATTACATACTCCTAAACTATGTGAATTAAAACATGCTTCTCCATTTCCAGATAAATCAAGCCAATAATCTGGACATTCCCCTACAACTGGAGGCCATGATTCCGCATAGGATGCTTTAGATAATGTAACGCCTATCAGAACTAATATTATAATTAAAACTATTATTGCTATTATTAATACAATTTTTTGAAAACTCATTTCTATATATATATACTTTTAAGAAAAATATTTGTTTCATTATTAGAACCCTTTTTTAAATGTAGTTACAGACTCAGAAAAATCATATATTTTTTTTATAAATATATTATAATATGAACAATACTAAAACTTCCAACGGCCGAATTGATATTATTAATAAAACACAATCACCTGATTTATGTAATTTATTTGCTATGTATGACAAAATACCTGCTAACCAATGTGCTACTTTCAGGGAACCAACATTAGGTCAATGGGATGAAACACCCTTATCAAAAACATTTTTTTCCAAGGAAAATATCCAAATTATTCAAAATGGTATTAGAGCTGGAGTTTATACAAAATCTAATGGTCAATATACTATTGGAACACAAGACTGTGATGCTTTAAAAATTATTATGCGTAGTATATATTTACAAAATTCTGCTAATCAACCTATGAATATTTCTGGTCAGGTTGAAGAATTAAATAAAATCGTATTGGATTATTGTATTTCACATGTTTATTCAGAAGCAAAAGGGTATATGAAATACTTATATGATGCTAGCACATTAGTAGTTCCTTTAGCAACACCTATAGTAGAATGTCAAAAAGATAAAAATAATTATTTAATGCCTAATTGGTTTTAATTAAAATAAATAAAAAGATAATTGAATAACTTAAGTGTTATTTGTTAGTTTGCTGACTTAATAAAAGTAAAAATGTTTTCAACAAAGTAAGAAAATGATTTTATAGTTTATTTTTTCTTTTTGATTTTTTTAATTGTTTATTTGTTTTTCTTTTTTTATAACTTTTAATTCCTTTTCTTTTTTTATAACTCTTAATTCTTTTTCTAGTTATTACACCACTTGCGATATCATTATACTTATTAATATTATTACAAGATGTTATAACTTCATTTCTACAACTAGGGCATCTTGTAACTTCGTTATTTTGTAGTGAGGGACATATATTATGAAATTTATGCCCATTTTCACAAACTCTACAACTTTCATCATTTATTTTTTCAAAACAAATTGGACAATGAGCCACTTTAATTTCCCGACGCATAATTTCCATTTCTTGTGGTGTATAATATGTGGTATGAGGATTGGTATCCTTAATATTTCTTTCATCCATCGTTATTTTTGAATAACTATGTATGTTTGGATTAAATTCACCTTTATTCAACCATCCATGTTTAATATATCTTGGAGAAGGTCTATCCATAATATATTATATTATTAATTTTTATAATACAACGAAATAATAAAAAATTTAATCTAGTCAGATTTATTAGACTAATGATAAACATAATGATCCAAACTAACAAATGTGAATAAAGTATTTTACACCTTAAAGATAAATAAGAATATATTTAGACTGAGTTTATTCAAATACTTTATTCACATTTGTTAGTTTATTCCTTTTTTTTATTTTGTTTATTACAAGGTAAAAAAACAAGGTAAAAAAACAAGGTAAAAAAACAAGGCAAAAAAACAAGGTAAAAAAACAAGGCAAAAAAAGTTAAAATAAATAAACTATTCTTTCGTAATTATTATAATTGTTTAAAATTTTATTTATTATATTTATTTATATAAAAGAATATGCCATCTGGAATTGGAGCAATTAAAAACTATCAAGATAAAACAATGCCTTCAAATTTGAATTATTCAAATGTTAGTTCAAATGTTAGTTCAAATGAAAATATTGTTATTAATAATAACGATTTTGAAATAATTAAACAAAAGCGTAAATTAGATATTCCTGAATATCCTATTCGTATAAAAGTTAAACAAAACAAAGATGAAATATTTTTAAGGAATATTAATGGATTGGAATTTAGTTCAAAATTCAATGACGCAATTAAAAAAGTTGATGATGATTTAAAAAATCCAAATTCATTTATTATGAATGAATATAAAAAATCAAAATTTTATAAAGAAGGAGATAAACTACGTTATTCTACATCAAGCACTAATTTTCTAGTAAATAATAAACAGGAAATATATAATGGAAATAATTTTAATTTCATATATTGGAATGTTTTAGTTACTTTAGATAATGAATCAGATACAACAAAATTAAAATATGATAAACAAATTGGTAAAAATCAATCATTGTATAAAGGAGGAATTATTAAAAAAAAGAGAACCAATAAAAATTTTAAAAAAAAAAGAAATAATAAATCTAAAATAAATAAAAAAAAATCATTAAAAAAATATAAAAGATATAATAGAAAATAACTTTGATATGTATTATTAATAAATTAATTTTTTATTATAATTCAAGAATTAATTCTGATTTCTTTACCATTTTTTTTGTTCCTCCTGATACTTTAGTTACTGTTTTCTTCTTGGTAACCCCTACTTGACTTTGTTCTCTT